GAAATAAACGATTTCAAATCATGTGTTGACTTATAAATGCTTTGAATCTTGTCTGGTGGAATATTCAAATCTACAGAATTTGTAAATCTACTTGATACAAACGTTGGAAAATCTCCCTGCATTTCAACCTTGATCTTCAAGTTGACACCATCTGGTGATAAATCAAAAATCTTTGGTCCCAACTCATCAGCATCTTCGTTAATTGCAGCACTGATAATTTTTTCAAGTTGCTTACCGTACCGAATAATTTTTACTGTTCCTTTATTATCAGGATTCTTGGAATCTTCAACAATATATACGTTACATGCATATTTTTCTTGTCGACGAATTGATTCCGCTTTACCTTTTTCTTCTTCAGAACCGGTACGAATATATCTGAAACGCTCTTCAGAAATTGGATCTCTTTCACCGAAAGTTGTCGGTGAAATAGCATTCACATCTTGCCCAGTAGCAAATGAACGCCACTTATGTACATAATATTTTAAAAATGTGTTCGATGGGTCTTTATCGTTTGGTAAAAGACGAACAACATAAGTGTTACCTGGCTCGAAACGTAGGATGTCCTTGGAACCTGCTTTTTCATCAGATTTGTTATGGCCATCTTTAATGGATTGGAATAATGATTTGTTAAACATAATTAGATTAATAATTTAATATATTATTTGCAAATATCAACCATTTTTTTAACCTTTTTCAAGCCTTCTCTAATTAAAATTTTACATTTTTTAGATGTGTAAAATTTAGTTCTATATTGATCAATATGTTTGTAAATATCATCACCGAAAATAAATGTAAGAACTGGTGATTCAACTCGTTTCATAATTTGTTCTAATTGTTCATCACCAAATATAGTATATATTACAATTTTATGTTCTTTAATGTGACTAACAAATAATGGCAATTGACCATTAATTTCATTGATATATTGTTGATATGTCAATTTATGGTCAATACAGTAATTTTTAATGTATAATAGTGAAGATTTAACACGTTCAAGTATTTCAATACAATCAATATCCAAATCATTTATTTTTTTTATAAATGTAGAATATGCTTTGAATGCACGTTGTGAAATATAGAAATTTAAATCAAAAACACCGGTATCTTCTTTATATACTTCATATGGAGCTTTGAAGAAATCTTCAATAACTATATGTTTATTATTTTGTAAAACACTAGATATTTTTTTTATTAAAATATATTTTTCATCAGGAAAATTATCAAATTTCTTACGAATTGTATAAGGCTTATTTAATGCCTGTCGGGAAATTTTTAAATACGTGTTGTAAATGGTTTGTTCAAAATTTGATAATTGATTGTTCACAATTTATCTAAATAATATGAGATTTCCGTTTGATATTTAAATATTTGGAAAGGTATTTACTAGTACAAATCGTCGGATCGTATTTTAAAAACGTTTGTACTATTTCAAAATCAGTATCAACACTCAACATTTCTTTAAATATTTCCCTATAAATTGAATTTTTAAGTAAAAGTAATAAAATGTTCGGTAAATTTAGTTTTTTATTGTTAATTAAACAAACATAACTGCAGAAACATAGAAAATAGTGGTCATTTTCTTTTTGGGTTATTGGTAATATATATCTCATTAGTTAAATAATTTACAAAATTCCATAAATCTATCGTTTATACGTCCACCAGCCGCATAATCATGTCCACCACCATTACATAATGCACTTGCTAGTTTACCTACATGTACATCACAATTTTTTGATTTTCTGAAAGATACAGTACCACTTTTAAGATTTACAACAATAGCAACTTCAGCGTTTTTCTTTTCAATCAAGTAATCTGCAATGTCATTAATAGCATAATCTGCTATAGCACATACTACTTTGCGTTTGCTACCTTGAATTGGTATATTTTTTCTACCATATTCTAATTCATCCTTCAACCGCTTGACACGTTTTTCATGTATATTATAGATTGCTATGTGTTTTTCATTGAATCCTTTGTATCCTTGGTGAAATTGATTATAAAATTCAGTTATCTTATTACCAGACAAGTTCCAATAGATCACATTTAGTATATGAGATTGTTTATGTTTTAATGCATAGCAATCATAATCATCAATATATGCAATTAAAGCTAGTTGTGAGTTAGTTAATTGTTTAATTGTTTTGGGGTCGGTTTTTTGAAACTCTTTGTAAATTAATTTTGTGCAAGATGTACAGTCATCTAAAACAACTTTAGCATTTTTGTAGTCATCTTTGATAGCAACATGTTGAGGGTGATGATCAAATATAGTAACATTAGGTAGATCAATAAGTTTAATTGAACTAGCTACATCCATATCTAAAATATAAATTTCTCGTTTTTTGTTATCACTGTTAGCATTAAACCAATTGGTAATTTCTTGTTCAAATGATTTAGCTGTAGTTGTATGTAACTCATATTCCTGGTTTGTAAGCCATTTCAAAATTGTGTATGATCCTGACCCATCAAGATCTGCATCTGTCCATATAACTGGGTTATTCATTGATTTGATAGTATTTAGATTGTTACCTTTGAATATCAAGTTCCTGATAACATTTCTAATGTATCTTGTGCGGAATCAGCATCATCTGTTAAGTTCGCTAATGCAATATCTTCTGTAATGGTTAACGTGGAATAGTCGATTCTAAATGCATTTGTACCATAATTTTGACCAAATCTATTTTTCATCAACCCTAATCTAATTATACCATTTTCATTATCTTCATCCAATTGAAATGCTCCAGCCATAAAATCTGCTGTTGCTGACATACCATAACTTTCACCGACACTTGCTAACGTCGGTTCAGATACTGTGTATTGAGTACGATTGAATTGTGTTAATGTAATAATAGGGCAATTAAATGTGTAAGATAATGCACGTACTTGTTCTGATATATGTTTGACACGCTCGTATGTATTGCTACCAAATGTTGTGGTTAACAAATTCAAATAATCCAAACATATAGCATCAATCCTAATTCCACTATTTTTTAATTTTTTAATAAATGCACCAAGTTGTCGTGGAGTGATTGTACTCGGAGGAAACTCTTTGATGTAAATCCTGCCTTGTTTAGGATTTTGTTTCATTTCAGTTAACATTTTACTTAATGTCGCAGTATCAGTCTTTAACTGTCTGATAGGAATTTTAGATAGCGAAGAACAAAATCTTTTTGCATACATCATTTCCGACATTTCCAATGTTACAACTAAAACATTTTTTCCTTGTTTAGCGATATTTTGCGCAATATTACCTAACACAATACTTTTACCGATATTTGGTAATCCAGCAAAAATATACATTGATCTACCATTTGCTAAAAATCCCCCATCTAGTTTATCATCTAACCAGTTCCATCCAGATGAAATAACTGGATCAACCCGGGTTAGTTCTTTGACAATTTTATCAGAATCTTTGAACATTTCAATTCCGTAATTAGTTGTTAAATCTATATTACATGTCTTTTCAAATTTATCTAAAATAGCTCCGGTGTCTAGTTTATTATTTTGTAATATATCTCCTACTTCAAAAATTGTCTTGTAAACTGCACGTTCTTTTAAAAATTGTTCAGTATTACGATATAATTCTTCTTCATTAAATTGTTTATCAATACCACTAATTTCAGATAATACTGTTTTGAAAGCATTTTTATCAGCTGTTGTGGTTAAAAAATTACGTATTTCTGTGTTTGTTGGTAATGCATTGTTTCTTTCAAAGAAATTTTTAATAGTTGTGAACACGTGACGTTTTGATTCACAACTGATGTAGTCATATTCTACATTATCAACAACTATTGAAAAATATTGTTCATCAGTTAAACATTTGTATATAAATGTTTTTTCAAATTGCGCTAAGTTTAATTTTGTTGACATTATTTATTTGTATTATTAATTGTACTGTATTCTTTTAAAAATGTGTTATTACTTTCATTCCAATTCTTATCTTCTAGTGAACTTAGTCCAGGTGATGAATGAATAGTATGTATTGGATATATTCCCACTTTCATTCCTTTCAAATGTGCATCAATACAACTTGCTATATCATAGTGATGAAATTTATAATTCTCGTTAAATTTCCATTTATGTTTAAGTGCTGATGGTAAATATACACCCAACAAACATCCATCAGCTATAACAACTCGACTTGGAGTAGGACCAAATACAGTTGTATAAATTTGATTGTTACCATGTGGATGCGCAGCTTGTCCACGATGATGTGGTTTTGTACACATCAAATGCCACAATGCTGGAAATTTAATTTCTGGATTGATCCCACCAGCGATACCAACTATATCATACCCGAGCTCGTTTTGTGCTTTGTGTAATTTTTCATGTAGTTTACTATCATCTATAAACATATCATCATGAACAAATACCACAAAGTCGTATAATTCTGCATATTTGTTTGTGATATATTTGTTGTAACATTCAGATAAACCGTTTGTATTGTTTGTAATAAATTCAATTGTGTAGCTATCATGATCTTTAAATTCCAACCAGCTTTTCCATAATTGGGTATCTTCTTGATGTAATTTTTGTGTGCAACTTACAATTAATGTTGGTTTCATAAAGTAAAAAAAGGTGATGTATTTTTAAATACACCTCTATTGACAATTTTAGTTTTGGTTATTTCATATACTACACCTTCTTTTAATTCCACCCAATCTTTTGATTGAATAGAACAGAAGTCTCTTGTTTTTAAGTTTGCAAATAATGTACTACCTTGTCTAGCTAAATAAATTTTTTTAGAATGTGTATTATATACCCAAATTGCAAATGTACCTTCTAAAAGATTTAGAACTGTTTGTAATACATCTAATTCTTTACAGTCAGTATGTTCAACTGTAAAATAATTTAATAAAGCAGGTATAACACTTGAATCAACGGGGTTTTTATTAATTGGTGTATATTGTTTGTTCAGTTTTTCAAAATTTGTTAATACACCGTTATGCGCCACCATCCATTCACCATTTGTAAATGGATGACTTGTGGTTGTATTGTATTTTCGTTGAGAACTAGTAGGTGCTTGATTATGACCCAAATAAAATATAGCATTTTCATTAAATTTTACTTTATCTATTGATGTTGGATGTCCTTGATATTGTAATAGTTGATTTGAATTATTTAATACAGACAAAAAACTACAAGCATACCTACCACGTTCGATGGTTGCATCATGCAAAACTTCAAACATACTTAATGTTGATGATCCATATATTGAGCACATATGTATTATATTATAGAGGTTCCATATAAAATCAATATAAACCGAATAAATAATAAGTATATGAGTATTCTAAATAGACCAGGTTGGTTAAATCAATTAACATTAAATGAGATGCGTTCTTCAAGACATGCAGGTTTACTTGATTTGTCTATTGTGCAAAAACAATTAGCAGATAAAAAAATAGGTATACCATATAGAGACGCACGACGCTTTTTATTCGATTTTTTACGTGATAATGGAGTGGTAGAAGGTAATACACCACAAGCTGCAAAAGATATTAATGCTGTAGTTGGTGCCATGGTAACTGATGGTAAAATTACAGCTGAGATTAGTAATATGTGGAATGATTATATTTCTGATATATCAAATTTAGAAAGATTTATTGGTACAACTCGTGCAATACGTGGTAGATTAACTGATAATCCTGAAGAGGGTAATCGTCCTGCTACTGTAGAAGAAATCAAGAAACGTATTGAAAACCGTAAATTTGAACGTAAACTTGGCTCAGCAACATCACAACTTTCTGATATCGAGGGGTTTGATGAATTTAAACTTGTTAAAATAGGTATATTGAAAAACATGCTCAACAAGGCTGAGCAAAATGAAGAAATTTTAGATAATCCAAAATATATTCAAGCTGTTGATTTAATTTCAAAGTTGATTGAACAGTCAGATTCCATTGAAACATTAACATTTAAGTTAGATAGAGTTGTTGATAATACCGATAGTAATGAATTGTTAGCTGTTGCATATCTAGCATTACAATCATTAAGTGATGTAATACCGCAGTCAACTAGTACTATGGATGAGTCTACAAACACTAAACCGTTGACTGATGTTATCAAGCTTTCACCACAAGCCCAAGATAGACTTATAAAAGAAACGCGGCGTAAAAATTTACAACATAAAATATCTGTCGAACAAAAGTATTTCGGTCACTAAATACTTTTGCACAACATAGCTTTATATACAACCTCTAACTTTTCTTGTTGTATATATACAAGTGGGTCTCTATAACCTGCACCTATAAAGCCTTGTAAACGTAAACTTGAACTAGCTGATTCAGCATCTGATAAGTCTTTACCAGCATAACATGTCCAGGTATTCTCAAATTTAATACCAAGTTTAACACCATCTAATACAATTTGTTTTTTAGATAGTTTAATAAGCGGTGCATCAATTGCAATAGGGTTATCCCTATTAAGCCCTAACAGATTGTTAATACTCAATAAAAACTCAGGAGAACCATCCCAGTAACCAGCTAAACTATCAGCTTCTGCTGCTCCATGCCACACTAAATTAGATTTTACAGCTTCTGCACGTGCTGCTAAGATACTCAAAAATATCATATTACGGTTTGGTACATATGATTTAGGCTGTGCTTCACCTCGAATATCCTTTACATTTGGTGTTTCAATATTATCATTAGTTAAAGAACTTGTTGGAGCTAGTTCTTTGATAAATGTAACATCAATTGTTTGGTGATTAATTTGTTTGTTGGGGTATTTCTGCCTAACATCTTGAATTTGTAAGTTAGCACATTGAATTTCTTTTAAATGCCGTTGACCATAATTAAAAGAAATTGCATACACCTCATCAAATAATTGACAAGCTGTATGCAATAATACTGTTGAATCCATACCACCACTAACTCCTAATACAACTTTTTTATTTTCCATGTTGTAATTTTATTGATGTTCCCATTTATTCATCTTCACTATCTTTATCATCTCCATCATCATTTTCAATAGGAACTGTATCATCTCCAGATGAATATGCCCAAGCAACCTGTGCTTTTTGTTCGATTTTAGGCAATAAATCTTCCCATAACTCTATATTATTGAAGAATGATTTTGCGTACCCGAGTTTTTTACCACCAATATTATATGTTGCACCTGCTTGTTCAATTACACCTAATGCAACAGCTAACTCCAACAAACCATAATATTTGTTGACCCCTGTATTGAATGATAAATATATATCACCTTCCAAGTATTGTTTGATAAAACGATTTTTAGCTGTTAATGCCCTAATTAGAACACCAACATAATTGCGTTGTAATGCAGCTGTTGTTTCAGTTGTTTTCAACTCCTTTGCATCTTCTCTTAATGGTTTGCGCATTAATTGTACACTAACACTTGGCATATATACTACTGATTTACCACCGGGCATAGTTTTAACTAAAGTTGGATGCAATTCACCTGGATTATCGTATGTATGGTTGGTAACAATAGTTGTAGTTTTTGTAAGTGCAGCACACTGTGTTGCAGTACGCATCAAACTCTTGATTGCACGAGCACGTGTTCCCATATCCATGCTACTGGAATCTTTTTCCATACGATTTTGTTCCATTTGACTTTCAAGATTACCTAATGAATCAATTGCAACTATAAATTTACCTTCTAGTCCTTTTTCCTTGATCCCTTGGCAAAAATTATAATAACTATTTCGACATTGTTCAATATTGAATATAGGTACATATTTAACTCGACTAGTATCAAGTCCCAAGCGAGCTGCACCTTCTGGATCGATGGCGTTTTCAGAGTCAAAGATAACTACAATCTTACCTTTCTTTTGAGCATTAGCAAGAATCTTTTGCACAAACAATGATTTACCCACCATCGATTCACCATACATAACAGTCACTCGATTTTCTGGTATTCCTCCAGTTTTAAATTTACCGGAAATAATACCATTTAAAACGTAACTACCTGTATCAATCCATTCATCAACTGTTGATAATGTTGATTGGTTGAGATATGTTGCGTATGGATTACCCTCATTTAAAAGGTCCATAACTTCTTCTTCTGCTTTTGAAAAGCTCATATATTGTTTAGTCTTCGAACAATTTAATTACCGGAGCATTATTATTTGGTGTAATAATAGATGATGGGTTGAATACACGATCATAATGTGTAATAATCTTTTCATCTAAATTCAGATCAATTTTAGTAATATTTGATGTCAAATATTCAAAAACTGAACCGTCAGTACGGGTTGCAGGGTCTACGAATTCTTGAAAAAATAACGGAATTAATTGAACTTGTAATTGTTGAGTTTGTGTCTGCTGAACAACAATCATTGCAGGATTTTTAATCCTCAATACATTGTCTTGTGTAGACACAAATTCACCTAAAATAGTTCTACCAATACTATCTAGAAATAATGTGTGTTTTGTGTTTGTGTTTGTCATAATTAGATTAATATATTAACATATTTTTTTAATTAATCAACCGAATAAATCAAATAAATCACATTGTGTTTGTTCAGAAGGTTTACGAGCTTGCCAGTTAACAACTGAATAATATCTAGTTACAACTGCATGCAATATTTTATCATACATTGTTTCAATATCCGGGGTAAATAAACTCATGAATTCTTTTGGAAATCTATATTTGAAACCTATTACACTGATACCAAATTTATTGGGTGTTTGTACATACAAATACTTGATTTTATCACCCGATGCAATTTTTTCATATTGATTAGTCAAATTTAATTTTTCTAGAAGTAAATTGTAAAAATATGCACCTTTGACATGACATGGCATTCTTTTAACAGTTACAAATCCATTACATTTTGATGCATATGATTCATACTTTGATATGCTTGAAGTAAATGCAATCTCTTCAACAGATAGATTTTTAAACGTATCATATGCATCTAATACCTTTTTATCAGCATCTCCACGATTTTTATTTGTAATAATTGTCTCAATGATTGCTTTTGCTAACGGTTTTACTGGTTTCGGCATTGTTGTTCTTACAACTTCAACACCAACGTATTTCCATTTATCACAAGCAATACCTTCATCATCTAATACATG